CCACCAGAAAAGAATGGCCACCTAATCCGCTAATTCCCGGAGAAGTAACTGGCAAAACGCAAGTTGCCCACGGTAAGTCGCTTGTAGGTAATGTTTGTTTATTGGCCGTGTGAAAGCCTAAGCAACGAACACGGAGACGGCCAGCTTTCTGAGGGTCGTTTCTATCCTCAACTACGCCGTTAAACCAAATAAAACCGTTCTTTCCTAAAAAATTTTTATCGTAGGCCATTGTTTTTTACCGATATTGCTCGCCTTTTAAAGCACTAAGCATACGCATTTTAAGCCTATTTAAAAGGTTCTTACGCATCTTAGTTTTTCTCTTTTTTCTCTTCGGAGACCCTTGTCCTTGTTGACTTTCCGACTGCGTATTCACATCTAATCCAGTCAAACTCATCCAATATATCATTTCTCCCCACATAGTCTATTTCCCTAATATCTCGTTTAGTAAACCTCTCTTACCCTTAAAAAAGTAAGCATATTTACATCTATAATACTTATCTATCATTTTCTCTATCATTATACTAATAATTGGCCATCTATAGGTTGTGTATTGATTGGCCGTTCCTTTCTATTATCATCTTGTTTCTTATATCCTGGTACCATGTCTTTGATTATCTTCTCATTGACACAAAATACATTCTCTATTTCTCTATTCGGATACCCTTTAAATACCTCTGGCATCCATACTAATGGATACTCGTTTACCCATTCTATACACTTTTCACTCGTTTCAAATGTCGGTGTTTCAAATATGTACAAATCTGGCATCTCACTAGGAGAGGCCATCTGCATTAATACTACGATTAACCACTCTTTAATCATTTTCTTCTCCTGTCGTATTCACTCACTAGGTGTGTTGTCTTATGTACGGCCTTTAAATCGCTTTCAATCCACTCACATTCGTATGTGTATTCTTGGAAGTTGCCAGCATTCGGAAAATTCTCGGAAATCTCTTTATCCACTCTTATAACCTCTCTAATATGTCACCACTTAGAATATTACTGTCTTCGGTGTAGATATTGGATATTCCTTGTTCTGGTGTGTTTACTGTGTTTGTGTCTAATTCTTTAGGATACGGTGTTCTTACGGCGTCCTTCATACAGTTTAATATCATTTCATATCTTTGTGCGGAAATGTTAATGACATGTTTAACGGCAGTAATTAAGTATCTTCCACCCCAATATGGATTGCCTTCTACTCTATCCTGACCAGCAGGTCGCATCAACGGTAATGTAAATGTAATTATATCACCTGCATGAATTAAACTGTTACCATGTACTAATAGTCTTAGGTTTGTCCCTTTCATTGCCTCTCGTTGTGGTACTTTGTATTGTACGGTCTCCGATGGTAATGGTATTTCATAGTCGTTATGTAATTTACTTGTATTACTGTCGACCATTAGTTTGGCCATTGCGTTTTGTGATATATCTTTTCTTGTTTCATCATAGTACGCAAATGGTATCGTAAACTTGTCGTCCGCCTTATCACCATCATTGTGTTCAGTATGGAAAAAGTCACCAAAACTGTCTGCATAATCGAAATCAGTAGTGGTAAATGTCTTGTTAAAACTGTCATGTGAAATCATACGGTTTGCATACGCACCATTACGCAACTGTTTTAGTGTATCAACTGGTTTTAGAAAGTCATACTTGATTACATTACGCATATCATCTAATACATCTCTCGTATCACCTTGTCTTACATTGGCAATCTGATACTGATACTTAAACTTGGCTGGTCTTGCCTTTGCTCCACCTAGTGCTAACATACTTTCTATACTTCTAAAGAAATAACCCTCTGGTGTTTCATAGAACAAATAACCTGCATTTTTATAACTGGCCGCTTGTGCATAGTTACATAATAGATTGATTGCGTTAAATGGTCGCAAATTAGGCATCACCAACTTTGTATTCGTTCTTGTTGGTTCAAAATATAACTTCTTCTTACTATTTAAAAAGTCTTTCTGTCTAAAAATCTTTTCAATTGCATCTTCAATAGGTCCTGCAAACGCTTGACTTACTCTATTGAAACTGCTATAATACATTTCTTGCGAGCAGAAATAGATTTTATATAACTGACCTCGTGGATTGTTTACATCTACCCTTACTTCATCAATCTTGTATATCTGAAATGGGTGTCCGTCTTCTTCTACACCATTAACACCTGATAGGCCTGGTGTATTGAATTTAAGGTTTAACTTCTCTAAACCTGTGATTGGTAATACTGTACGAACATCTTGCGTATCATACACGGTGATTGCGCCAACCATAGTATTTGTGAATATATCTTCGGTTAACTCAACATTGAGGGTAATTGGTTTAATGTCCATTTTATATGGTGTGGACTCACCTCCGTGTCTTCGGTACGATATAATCTCTACAGTATCGAGCTTATATTCACCTGCCTGTTCTATTGTATGCTGTGAGAAATTTGCCATGTCATTATCTTCTAATCAACTTTCTAAATTCATCTAAGAATGTAGGTAAATAGGATGGATTTAGTATTTTAATCTGCCTCTTTTGGTCTTGTAGTCTTTGTTCATATTCATAGTTTGATACTGATTGTCCTTCGGGGTCTGTACTATTAACCTCTACATAGTGGTCATAGTCTGCTGGTCCTTCAGTTGTTGTGTGACCACTTGATTGTAATTTCTCATAGTGGTGTATACCTGCTGAATTATCGTATTTGTCATTGACATATGTTTCAAATGTTTGATAGTCCATAGGCCAATCATAATTTCTATCTACAATATTATTCATTAAACATACTACCCACCAATAATCTGTAGAACCATAAACTTTGTACGCAACTGTTTCAGGTGTTTCACCATTCTCTACATCATATCTGTCCAACAATGCGAAATTGTCTTTGATTTTACTTCTAATCTTAATTCTACGAAATATATCTGGTAATACTTTTACATTGCCATTACCATTAATATCGTATAAGACTTTTGGAAATTGTGAGAAAAATGCCATCTATTAATATCCGTTGTAAATTTTGTCTTTAGTCATAAGTTGTAGTTCAGTAAATCCAAGTGATAACTTATAATGAACAGGAGCCGCACCTCTACCATCACCCACAAATGTTTTAAATTCACCTTCAGGTCCGTAATCTACATCAACACTCGTACATACGCATTTTGATATTTTGTTCATGTATTCATTTTGTTTGCCTCTATGTAAATAATGAATTTCAAACTCACTAGGTACAAAGAACATACGGCCACCTGATTTACTCAACTCTAAATCTGGATGTGAATGATATTTAAATAGTGTAATGATATTATTAGCCGCCTCTAATTCTTTCTGACTTCTTGGCCAAAAATCAAATGAATAACTAAATGTTCTGAAATCTGGACCAACATAAAACTGTTCTTGTTGTGGATTGACTGCAATACCTAATGCTTTACTTGCCAACTTAACGGGGTCACCTGCACCAACCATACTGATTGCCTCACCAATAAAATTTTTACCATATTGACCTAAACCTGCTATTACACCTGTTTTAACTGCATCAATCTGTTCTGATAGACCAGTTGCACCCTTTAAATTACCAATTGCTTTTGCAACATCACCTGATAATTCTGTTGCTTCTGCCTCGTAATTATTTTTATATGATACTTTTACTCCTGGTGGCATATACAATGCAATCGCACTTGTAACTGTTTGATGACTAGGAAATTTAGATAATACAGAATTGTCCATTTTAGGAGCGGGTGTACTACCTTGTCTTAAATTTTTTAAAGTCTTTGATGAGAAATCTGCATTACTATCATATGTAGCAAGACCAACTCTAGCGGCCATATCTAAATCATTTGTGCCACCTTTACCACCTTGTGAAAACTGATTTGATAATGTATAAAAAAGAATATAATGGCCTAATTCGTTTGTATTGCCAAGGTCTAATGGGTATTGTACTTGTGAGAATCCTAATGGGTTACGCTTCATTGCCTCCATTGGATTATCTTTCATCTCAAATGGAGATTTCTTTAATAACTGAGCCGCCACTTTACCTTGTTGACCAGATATAGTGTTATTACCTTGCACCAAACCATTAACTGTACCAGTAATATCTGATAAGAATGGTGTGGCAAGTGATTTTAAATGGCTTGATACTCTTTTAAACATTTACTAAATACCTTTGTAATATGGTAATATTTATATAGTTTATAGGTGATATAATGAGAAAGAGTTATAAAGGGTTATTCAACCCAACCAACCCCAAAAAGTATGTTGGTAACACTAAACAGATAGTATATCGTTCACTATTGGAAAGAAGGTTCATGCGTTATTGTGACCTCAATCCAGATATATTGTTTTGGGCAAGTGAAGAATTACCAGTTCGATACTATTCCCCACTAGACAAAAAATGGCATAGGTACTTTCCTGACTTTATTATTAAAACAGTAAAGAATGAAAAGTTTATGATTGAGATAAAACCTAGTCGCCAAGTCGGTAAACCTAAAACACCAAAAAAGAAAACTAAATCTTACATGCGTGAAAATTTTGAGTATATCAAAAATCAGGCCAAATGGGCAGCTGCCAAAGAATACTGTGAAGATAATAATATGAA